TTATATTTTCATTCCATGCACAAAATACCCAATATTATATTTCACGGCCCATCGGGTAGCGGAAAACGAACCATAGTGCATAATTTTATTAATACTATTTATGAAAACGACCATGAGCGTATCAAATCATTTGTAAGATATGTAAATTGCGCGCATGGAAAAGGTATAAAATTTATTCGCGAAGAGTTGAAGTTTTTTGCAAAGACGCATATTCAATCAAACGGGGGAGACATTTTTAAAAGCATTGTTTTATTAAATGCTGACAAGTTAACGATGGATGCACAATCCGCCTTACGTAGATGCATTGAGTTGTTTAACCACACAACACGTTTTTTTATTATAGTTGAGGATAAATACAAGTTATTAAAACCCATCTTATCAAGATTCTGCGAAATATATGTATATGAACCTGAGCATAATGATCGCATGATAAATTTATATCAATATAATTTGAATGAGACGTTTAATTTAAAAACATATAAAACCCGACGGGCCGACTGGCTTAAAAAGGAGCTGATAAAACAAATCCAGACGGATGAGGATGTTATTCAGCTTACTCTTAAATTATATGAAAAAGGGTATAGTGGTTTAGATATACTTGCTCTTTTAGAATCTAATTATTTTGCACATATTGAACAAGTAAAATTGTATGAGTTTCTCATGGTGTTTAACAAAGTAAGAAGAGATATCAAAAACGAAAAAAATTTGATATATTTCATGTTGCATTTTATATTTTTGGACGTAGAAGCTTCTTTAGACAATATTTCATTCATGTAACCGCAACCATTGATTTATCAATTTATTTTAATGAGTTAAAATTTCTTTTAAAATAAATTATTAAACTACATATACCATGGATGATTTTAACGTAAGTGCTTTACATGAATCAAAAAACGAGTGGGGTGCCAGATTATTAACTATATTAACCCCACTAATCGTGGAAGGATTTAAGTCCATCTTTGATGAATCCCTCAACTTGTGTAGAGCAAACAATGAGATGGATAAATATTTAATGACGTTTCAGAATTTCATTAGTCGTATTCCAAAATGGAACCCTACAATTATTGAAAATGAGAAAAAGCGCATTTGTGATAAAAGCGGATGCACTTATTTAGACGACTTGATTACATGTGTTCATATAATACAATTGAAGCTTTTGACCGCGGTTCGCGCAGGCACAAAGCAGAAGAAGGTCGACATACAAATTCCGAAATTTGAAGACTTTATTCATAAAGTTTATATACATGTCGCAAGAAAGATTTACAAAAATGTCTATTTATTTGAGGCGAATCTCCCCCCGCTTCAAACACAAAAGAATCACAGAGAATTGGAAGTAATCATACAAGAATGTATCTTGAACGCTGTTAGAGAGAGTATTCCGATTGACATGATTTTGCGTGCATATTTGGACGAAACCATTGAGGATGATGTCGTTGAAGAAATCAAAGAAACCCCGATGCCAGACGAAACCCTTGCAGATAGTATTAGCTCTGCCCCAATATCGCAACCTATGGCGCAACCAGCTACACCATCAATGTCATCCAAGTTAAGTTTTAACAATGTGGACATGGCGATTGGTATGGATAATAAGGAAGAACAAATAAGTGCTCCAAAGGATATTGCCCGACTAGAAGAGCTAAGCAATATACGTAATGAACAACGAAAGCTGGAGACTGATGATGATGACGATGACGCTGATAGTTCAGGTGGTAAAATACAAATATTTAACGAAAATGTCAACTTGGGTCAGTTGGACGTCCACGATATTGAACCACAACGTCTAGAAATCATTCCTGATTTGTTAATTGATGATATTGAAGTTTTAGGTTAAGTTAGAGGAATATGCGTAAAATTGTTATGAAACATTGTCCATGTAAAATATACATGGACAATATATATATTATCTCGGGAATTATAGCATTTGTATTTTTTTTAGGAAAGTTTATTGAGATGAGATTTGTCGAAAGAGAGAGCAAGCCTTTAAAGACGATAGTAAAGGATACATTATTGGTGTATATTTGCACCATAGTTGCGTTTATGATATTGGAACAATTAAAGCCCATTATACAAGAATCGACTGGTGGCGCTCCGATTACTCAAATTGCATTCACGGACAATCCGACATTTTAAACGCACGTATGCTATCGCCCTGTCCAAACTTTTATCAATGGTTTACGTATCTTGTTGTATTCTGCGCAATATGTTTCAAAAGAATATCCCCATGTCTGATTAATCCAAATGTCTCCCAAGAGAGACGGGCGTTTATATAACTTTGGCGATTCTATATGAAATATAATACCCATTATACGTTCCAAGGAACATCTGTCTGCACGGGTCAAAACTCCATCTAACAAATGGAAAAGGTTATATTTTGATTGTATTGTAGAGAGAAAATCATAATTAATGTAGCTCTGAACTCCAAAACACCCATGCCAAATCTTAACAGACTTTAATGTGAACATATTATCATCAGGTATTATTTGTTTTTGAATGTCGTATGTATTATTAAGATACTTTGATAGTCGTTGGCAGTTCACAATATTTTTATTAATGTCTATTCCATGGTCAAAATGCCACAAGGGCATAACTCTCTCTTGCTTGAACTTTTCAAAATGAATTCGTTTATGAAAAAATACGCTGTCGTGCAAAATAACCGCATTGTTAAAATATTTATTTTTGTGAAAATAGTAGTATGGCAATAATTCTCCTCTGCCCGGATACTCGGAATTCACAATTTGAATATTTTTGTAATCAAAATCGGCCTTTACAAATGCTTGATTGCTATTGTCGTCAATAATGACTATTTTTCTAAATGGATAAAATCGTCGTATGCTTCTTACCGCATGGTTCCAATATTTATTGGTTTTTTCGGAATTAACGTGTCTAGTAATAATAAATCCATACGACGACATGAAAGTATCTTATAATTATACAAGATAAATAATTTTGGCTAGGTACAATAAAGTATAATAAAATTTTTACAAATATTTTTATTATATATCAGCAATTATTATTATTTATACATATGACGATTTATACATAGGACGGATAATCATCAATATTGATTACCTTTTCATTTCCGGGAATTTGTTTCTTGGGAAATATAAACGCATTAAACTCCTTGCGTTCCAATTGGGCCTGAGGTGTATGTTTGTGGACACATCGCGCAATCATTTTATATAACTTGAAATCAGGATATCTATCCGCACCATTATTCTTGTACAATACGTTTAATCCATTATCATCCATGCACCACTCAACGATTATTCTGGTTATAGTATCACACTTACTCAAATCCTTGATGCTATCCATATCATCGACCAAATAATCAAACATAGAACAAGCCAATCTGCATAAATCAAAACTATAATTCGGCTCCAATCGCGGTTTTTTATCATTGAAATAGGGCTCAATATTGTATTGGGTTGCAGCATCGCCTCCAAAACTAAAGCTGTCGCTACATAAAAGCTTTCCATCATATTTATAAATACCTCGTCCAAAATCTATGATTTTAAATATTTTACCAAACGTCGGCACTCGATAATACTTGTTCTTAAAACAATAATATATGAATTTCTTATCCGTCGGCACGTACATTACATTATTTGTATGTAAATCATTGTGCGTAAAGGCGAATACCTTTTGATAAGTAATTAATGTCATGATAATTTGCATCAATGCGGACATCCAGTGAATCTCATCCATGTCAGTTTTCAACATGAGATTATCCAGCGTATCTTGGCATTGTTCCATGCAAATAACTTGCACAGGATATTTTGGAAACGTGACATATATACACTCATCTTCACTTATATCATCATCATTCTCACTATTTTCGTCGGTCCATTCTTCAGTGGAGTTATCATCACCGCAACTATCCGAGTCTCTAGTATGACTTGTTCTAGAAGAACATGAGCTCTCTGAATCCATAGACGCTGAATTATGAGAACTGAGTGTATTAAGTGCAAAAGTTTCCATGCTGAGTTCTTTCAAATTATCCGTTGTTAATGCGAATACACTATTATCCGTTTGAGAAGTATCAAATACTTCATTAAAAAGTATATCTTCAATCGGATCAATTGAAAAATTACAATCCTGCCCGGTTGCATCAATTTTAATAGCAGGGAGATTCTTCTTACTTGTGTCATCGTCAAAGAGAGAACTATAATCTTCAATCTGAAATAGCTGATTTTTATTCTTGTTGAAAAAATCCGATTTGATCAAATAATCCAAGTCATCAAAGACATTTAGTTTAAAGTTTTTCTTAATGGACAAGAATGAACCATAAAACTCTATACCATGTATGAAACCATGCTTATACAACAATTGACTTGTTAGATGAGAAAAAAAGCTGTCAACATAGGCCGAATTATTTACATCTAATAGTTTTGAATTAACAGAAGAAGCAGTAGAATTTATGGAAGGCAAATTCATCAATGAACTATCCGCTACATCGTATTTACCTATCAAATATCTTATTGGGTCTAATAAAGGAGCCATCTTACAAAACACGTTTTTGGGTTTTATTTTCAGTTGGTCGTCGGTGGAATTCTTCAGTGAACACTTGTATAAATTTTGATTTCCCTCAATATTATTAATAACATTGGTAATATACAAGGTATGATTTAAATTGACACTATTAAAGTTAGTTTCATTTAATGTCATTAGTTTAGTATAAATTGGAATATAGTTTTGGGTCTGATCTAAATCAAATCTTTCTAAAGATTTGAATAACTCAGTGTTTTTACGCTTCTTGTAGTTAACTATATCGTTCATATACTTCGCATTTAGAAAATGTGGAAGGGATTCAACGCAAATAGAATGTAATATGTTGTCGCTTAAGTGATTGCGTATAATCCTGTCCACTTTTTCTAAAATGAATTATATATAACAGAAGATATGACATTAGAATTAAAAAGATTTGACATGAAAAGTATAAGTTTTAAACCGAATGAAAGCAAGGGACCCGTTGTGGTGCTTATCGGACGTCGTGATACTGGTAAGAGTTTCTTAGTTCGTGACTTGCTATATTATCACCAGGACATACCCATCGGCACAGTAATTTCCGGGACAGAAGAAGGCAACGGGTTTTATAGTAAAATGGTGCCAAAACTCTTTATTCATAATGAATACAATACTGCAATCGTTGAGAATATCCTAAAGCGTCAGCGGTCTGTTCTGAAACAAATCAAAAAGGAGGTTGAAACATTCAAGCGTAGCACGATAGACCCGCGCACATTTGTCATCTTGGATGATTGTTTATATGATAATACTTGGTCTCGAGACAAGATGATGCGCCTGTTATTTATGAATGGGCGTCATTGGAAAGTCATGTTAATAATTACTATGCAATATCCGTTGGGTATTCCGCCAGCACTTCGTACAAATATTGATTATGTCTTTATTCTGCGTGAGCCATATATTGCAAACCGCAAGCGTATTTTTGAAAACTATGCGGGTATGTTTCCCACATTTGAATCGTTTTGTCAGGTAATGGACCAGTGCACAGAAAATTATGAGTGTTTAGTAATCAACAACAATGCAAAATCAAATAAACTTCAAGAGCAGGTTTTTTGGTACAAGGCAGATTCGCACAATGATTTTAAATTGGGATCCAAAGAGTTTTGGGAGCTTTCAAAGGATATGCACTCTGATGATGAAGAGGAAAAGTATGATCCTGGCAATAGTAAGAAAAAAGGAGCAGGCCCGAAAATAAGTGTGAAAAAAACAAAATGGTAAAGGCATTTGGCTGAATACATTTATTTTCTGTTAATATAGAAAATGAATAAATATATTATTGAATTTCTTGGAACCTTCTTGCTTTCAGCTGTAATTTTTTCCACTGACAATTATTTAGCACATGGTGCAGCACTTGCGGCTGCCCTTTTTTTAGGTTCATCTATATCTGACGAAATATTCATATTCAATCCAGCCATTGCTACTAGCATGATGGTATCCAATAAAATAACACAACGGGATTATATATTATATCTGATAGTAGAAGTACTCGGGGCTTTAGCAGGATTTGTGTTAGTGAAAAAGATATTGTAAATTAGTTAAAATCGTATATTTTAAGTAATTTAATTTATAAATATGGCGGCTGATGACTTGCACAACGGACTTGTTGACAACAAACTTACAGAAAAGACCATTTTATTTTCAGTGGGCCATAGATGTACCTCTGCTTCTCTCATCAAGGAGATGAGACACAAATTTGAAACCTACCCATTTGATTGGGTTGTATCAAAATTGGACGTATTGGTTCATTGCATCGAGACGGACTTTGTAGAGTATTTGCGGGTAGAAAATTATGTAGAAAAACAAAGCGAAACATTTAATTTGTGCGACGATGTTAAGACCCATGTTTGCAATGAAAATATTGTTTATAATAAATACTATGAAGATGAATATATCTCTGACACCCCAGAAAATAAAATTGGAACGTATGGAATGAAACTCGCTATGTCCCATCATGATATCCGAAAGGAAATTGATCATCAATATTTTCAAAGATGTGTTGAACGATTCAAAAAGGTACTTGCATTACCTCAACAAAAGTTTTATTTGTATGTGCATCCTATTATGGGAATGGCCGAATATGAATTAAATGTGGGATACGGAGGTGTGCTTTTATACTTTAACGCCTTTTC